TCCTGATCGAATTACTTGCCAATCGCTCAACGCGGATAGTAAGCTCTCCCCATATATCGGCTGATATAATTTCTGCTCACCTCCATAAAATTGCTGTGCGATCTCATACAACTCCTTATTTAAGCATACCGATGGAACACTATCTTGCCCCAAAACTTTTGCTATCCCACAACGATGATATCCGTCATCCATACAATTATATACATTACCATTTACATCTGCTTTCTTTACATAAGTTATAGGGATTTTACAACCATTTTCTTTAATATCGTTGAACAATTCAACGCGTGATTGATACCATTTGTCTAACTCATCTTCTACATGAGTAGTTTGTGGTTCAATACCATAAATACGCACGCCATCTTCTAATTTCTCACGAACCTGCTGGTAGTATGCAGTATCATGCCAATCTGAACCATTTAGAATAGACTGGAACAGAGGTGCATGAATATGAAAATCTAAACTATTAAAACCATCATCAAACAGTGTATTTAATGGTACATTTTCAGGCGATGAATTAAACGAGAATTTCCCCACTGCTATATACTTCATATGTTTAATTCCTCATACTTTTTATCTCGATTGATTACCATAACTACAATCCTCGCATAATTACTTCAAATTTATGTCTATTATCGATAGTATCAAATTTCTTAGCTTGTAATGAAGCTCTTTCAGAATATATATCATATCTACGATATATATCTAATGTTGCCTCTGCAAACCTAATGATATCATCTTGATGCCATCCCTCTAAAATATCATCATTAGTTTTAACTAAATGCCCTGCACTTTGTATAGCGTACTTATTTCCTCCAACATCAGTAGCAACTACTGGCCTCCCACAAGACATAGATTCCAATATACCCATAGATAATCCTTCGCTGTATGAAGTAGATAAGTGTATATCCCCCATCTGTATATATAACTCGGGATTAGGAGTATATCCCATAAATAGTAAATCGTCACCTAGTTTTTGGTGCCCTAACTTCAATACTTTTTCTCTATTGTCCCAATGGGCAGGCATATTACTATCGCCAATTATCACTAATTTTATTTTTAATGCATACTCCTCACGCATATACTCAGCAACTAATATGGCACCATCTAGATACTTGTTTGCATCTATTCTACCTAAACAATATAGTACCAACTCATCAGATATGCCATACTTTTTCCTTACCCTCATCCTTACCATATCATCTGAGTAGAATATTCTTCTATCTACTGCATTATGTAATAAGTGTACTGGTACAGAGGATCCTGCTTGCCGTATAGCATGCTCTATGCCCTCATGTACTACTACGCAACAGTTTAATTTATCCCCATAATCCAGTACATGATTTTGTATTACAATAGGTGAATCGTTATGCACCACCATAAATATTTTACCACGCCATCCTATGTACCTTGCTTTATCACACAAAGTGACAGTATATTTCATAGGAGCAGCAAGATATACATGAGTTATATTATCATCTACCAATTTATGTATAAATTTCTCTCCATCTAATTGGCTCCAATGTATGATAGGTACTCTCAACTCACGAAAATATTTCTCTAATGATCCAGATGAGTCACTCCATACCAACAGTTGTACATCCCAAGCCATGCTTAGGTAGTATTTGGCGTGATATAAAGCGACCTTTTCTGCTCCCCCAAATAAACTTGTTGGGATACATATAAGTACTCTCATAATTCTATATTATATACGGTTATTGTACAGGAAAGCGTAAAGTGTAGCCCGAAAATACTGTGCAACACTTATAAAATAGATCATCCCCTATAATTTGTCTTAATTCGGGTAACAATCCTTCATCTTCCCTATCCACATACCGCTCCTCATCTACCTCATCTAATTTACATAGCCGCATATTAGTTATAATTATCCAATACACTAATCTCGCAGAACTTCTGTTTAACCCATCCCCTTCAGCCATTGACATAAGGTATCTATAATCAGCACTACCTAATAATATGAAATCTATGATAGTATGGGCGAATTGTATATACCCTTCACCTACTCTAGCGCATATTATCTCACATAAGTATTTTCTAGGTATATACACTATACCCATCTCACTGGCTTCATCCCTTAAATAGTCATATACGCCATCTTCGTCATCACATGTGAATGTCCTATCCCCTCGCAATTTATCTATTATCTTACGCTTTATAGAATTATACAACCATGAATATATACTTGTACTCCTTTTATTAAATTTGGGCAATATATCTGTAATTACATCAATAAAAGTATCATGCACTATATCTTCATCATGAGAACCTAGTACATCTGATATATGTGCGATAAGTGGTATTATACTATCATACAAGTATACCAATACCTCTTTATCGCCATCATTATAATTATTAACAGCACTCACCATAGTATCTTTATCGAAGAACATCTAAAATATAATATGCCCTCCCTTTTCCGCAGATACATTCAATAGATCTACTGCATCTAGTAATAAGCAAATTATGAAACTATCTGCAGCATCCGGAGAACGTTTTAGCCTCTTGCGCATACTTTTCTTGCCTTCTATCAGTATTGCCCCAGATGCCGTATTTTCCCATCTTGGTGCAGTCAAATCAGCTATCAACTGCGCTTCATCAGGTATGGCTATATATGGCATTATTTCTCTAACTAACCACCAACCTGCAGCACGTAGATTAACAAATCCTACTTCCCCGCTCAAATCTGTTAATCCTGATGCTGATGTAGAAGAGTTTATAGGATACACCACTAATGGTAACTCATCCCCACGTTCTGAGTACTGTTCATTCTCTTCAACCAACCTATCATATACCCCAGCACCGACTCCTATAACATCGACTCCCATAGCATCTACACCATTTTCTATAGCCATCTCCCACAATGTCTTAGCAGTATCCATAGTATCCATAGGTTCTACGGATAATAGTTTAGTAATTACAGAACCTGTCCTGTATGTAACCCATGTTCTATCTCCCCCAAATCTGGCTATATCAACACCCATCGTCAATCTAGTAGTTATGTCTTGGGATATAGAACTATCTTCTTGCCACTTATCTAATATATACCTAGTTATACTAGTCATGCGCTGTCCATCCTGTCATACCATCTACGAACTGCTTCTTCTACACTACTTAGTGATACGACCCCATCAGATTGATCTGTAGCAAACTCACCCAATACCCTATTTTGATATAGAGCACTATCCTTCCCCCATTGCTTGGCTCGTTGGGAAGCCCACTTCTTACTAACTCTACCAGCTGCAATAGCTTCATCTAATGTCACATGACGAACCAGCCAATCCTCATAACCAGGTTTTCCATCATGTATATCGAAAAATCTACCTTGATTTACACCTGGAGTAGATGCTGCTAATTGATAGCATGTCCCTGAAGAAAACGCTCCTTCTACAGCATCCCATATATCGTCAGGAATGGCTTTGGCTTCGTCTAATATATACAATAGTTTTGCCGCGTGTGCTCCTTCTATCAATTGAGGATCTTTGGAAGTAATAGCAAATGCGGATGCCCCATAGAAATTCATCCGCATTTTGGTTATATCAGATGGAGTAACTCCCATCTTCTCATAATTTAACTTGCGCACCCATTTATTTATTTCTGGCCACAAAAAATCTAGTAATTGTCTCCATACTGAAGCAGTAGTTGGAACTTTTGTATCTGGGTTTTGTGTGTGTATGAACCATATTACAGATAGTGCATTTACAGTGGTTTTACCTAATCCATGAGGTCCACGCACTGCTTGTCTAGGGTGAGAAGGGATGTTAGATAATATTTCTTCTTGATATGGAGCTAGTCTCAGGCCAGGTATATAATCATACAAAAACGATATGGGATCACTCCCATATCGTTCTAATTTATGGAAGCCATCCCTAGTATCCGATATAATATTTAATGTCCACTCATCTACTGTTTCTATGACTGCTGACATATATTATTCTAATAACCTTACAAAATCTTTACCTCCATAATCCTCCGCTCTTACTTTATCAAACGGTTTTGGTTTTCCCTTAGTGACTACAAAATGTGCAGCCTCTTTATGAGTTGCCGCAAATCTAATACTATACCCATACATATCGTATAGCGTGTCTGATAATACTTCTAGATAATTGTCTCTACCGCATACAGGCAACCCTAATGCTTTGTACTTCTCGACATGTAGATGGATCCAACCCCACCCAGTATCTGTAATTATAGCATAAGTTGGTGCAGTATCTCTAACTAAATCTTTTTTGAAAGCGTAATAGAACTCTCCTTTCTCTACCAACCTCTTAAGAGTATTATTTGGAGAATCCCAAATAGCTAGATCTATATCATCTATAGTCCCTACCAAATCGAAAGTATTTGCACACAATACCTCTATGCCCGGAAATGTTTCTCTTAAATATCTGGCTAATGACTCGTCTATATCTACCACTATATGTGAATGCGTACTGCATTCATGATACAATTTAGCCGTTACGCATCCCATACCTCCGAAATATTCTATGATATTTGCCCCATTCAAATCTTCATAGTTATGTATCACATATTTATACGCTTCTACAGTACACCACGCATTCTTCGCTACCGATGCCATAACTCTGGGTTTAAGTATACTAGCATATGCTGGACGCGACCCAGTTTTCTTAGCATCTAGATCTAAGTAAATGGGTATAGGCAGTTCGTACTTATTATCCACTAATAATTTTCTCATACCGTTAATCTCCTATGTTCCAAAATATTACAGGTTTATGTAGTCTATCTACATTATCTACTAACCATTTCCATGCCTTAGCATCATAGTACCTATTGCATGGAAATGGTACTTGTAGATCTACGCCATCCTTATAACTGTAACCCTCGTCTATTACTGAGATGTTCGCAGGCTTATATCCTGCCATATTATGTATGTATTTAATAGTACTTTTCTCAGACCTACTATATCCCATATGTACCACGAATCGTATATCCTCATGGTACTTTTTCATACCCTGGATAACTCCCGCAGCAATAGTACCGCTGGATATAGATATCACCCATGTACCGCGACGCAATTCTGGGGGAGTATATTTAGCAGTTTCTTCTGCAGTAGCTTGCACAGTCTCCGGAATCTTAAGAGCATTGGGCAACATTACCCCCATACCTTGAGACATTTCCTCCAATTTATTTCTAGCTCTGTAGTATAGAGCTGCACTCTTCCATACTCTCATAGGTATTAAAAATGCACCTAACTTTTTAGACATGCGTTGCCCTTGTCTCAAATTGCGCATATCTCCCAATAAATCTGCTTTATAGACGGGATAGAAATTTATACAAGGTAGATCTAGTTCGTTGCATAAATATGCTACTCCCCATCCTGCTTTAGAATGGAGTGTATCTAACACACCAATAGGTACTGGTATATCATTATCCTCTTTGATACCCATCAGTGTTCTGTATACACCTCTTATCTTACTGAATTGCGGTCCAGGATATGGGCAACTAAGATCCTCCCGTTTAACGTGTATCCCATTATACTCCTCCCACGGAGTATTATCGCATATTATACCACTCACCACTACTTCTCCCCATCTTCCATACAAAATGATACATATTCTTTACCATGTACATTGTATGACCCATCATCCCCTGCAATGTTGTTTATCTGGACCTCAACTTTCCCACGTACCATAAGGCAATACGCGCATACTATGCCTGTATGAGCATATTTAATACTATAACCATATCTATCATATAACATATTAGATAGTACTTTTATATAATCTGGTTTAGTATATATTGGTAATCCTCTATTCTGATAATTCTTGAGGTTTAAGCTCAACCATCTCCATGCAGAGTCTGTGAATACTACATAATCCGGACTATCGTCTCTCAATAACTCTGCAGAAAATATATCATCTACATCATCTAATCTTAAAATAGTGAAGGCAGGAAAGTCGCACAACATCAACGAATGATACCCCAATTTTCCTGCTACTTTACGAGCATCCCCCTCTATAACATTGATATCAGGAAAATTATCCCTCAAATGTCTACATAGTGGCGGATGTATTTCTACTACTGTGTGCATTTCTATATCAAACTTATCTCGTAATGCTGCTGTAGTAATACCTAATCCTCCAAAATACTCCACTACACTACATTTACTCTCCCCCAATACTTTCTCGCACAACGTTATGTTGCCCCACGTATTTATCTTGGAATCTCTTTGATGTCTCGATTTCAAAATTTGGGCATTATGTGCATCTATGCCCTTCTTAGGTTCTTGCAGATCTAAGTAATCTTCTATCTCTATATTGAAACCACCTACTTTAATGTACATATCTCCTCCTACTTTACTAATAATTTAACCTCTTCACCATCTCCCATCTCTTCTGTAGTTAAGCCTAACATGGCTCTTATCTCATATGCAACTTTTGCTCTATCGTCAGGCATAACATATTTATATATAACTGATTTTATTCTATTCAACAGTGCTAAAAATTGAGGTATGCTAATGAATTCTCCGATCAATTTTAATCTCTTAAATTCTCTATCTAATAAACGGTTTCTACTATCTAAAGTATCTTGTATATGCTTCCATACTATATCACTATGCTCTTCCATAGCTTCTTTAACTTCAATTACTGTACCCCAATCACCCAAAGATATAGCAGTATCTAGCTTACTTACCAATTTATGGGATATCTCATGATCATTATCCCCCAATTGCGAAGTCAATTCCTCAAGCCTCAATTGTATTAAAGCCAAATCGTCCTTCAGTGCAAGCAAATCAGGATCCTTTTTCATCTCTTCAAATACTTGCACTAAATCCTTAGGCATACGTGTAGAATACCTACCATGGATAGGAGGTCGACCTCCTGGACGACCTTTCTTGGGCGATCCTGCGCCATGGACTTGGCATACATTATACCCTGTGACGGCTCTTCTGCGACATCTCTCACCAGTACTTTTAGCTGTAGCAGTACATTGCATAACTTATCCTCCCCAATACTATATACGTATTATTATTTTAATTCTACTATACTGGTGGGATGTACTAGGGAAAATAGTGTATCTATACCCATAACCACTACCTTGTCTCCCCAATCATCTGTGAATAGGAAAATACCTTCTTCTAAATATTGGTACCCACTCTCTCTCGATACCCAATCCTTCAACATCGCCACCAAAGTAGGACATCTATCTTCTCGCATAAATAATAATGGTTTTGTATCAGGTATAGACTCTTTCCTGGTTTGGCACCACCAAGAATTCAAATCAGCCCACCCACTGAATATATTAGAAAATTTGGGGAACTGCCGTAATCTTTTACACTCTATTGTAACCAATAATTTATAGATATCATTACCCATGCATACATCACCAGCTATGTCAGGTCGTTCTTTCCAACCACCTGAATTGGGTACACGTATGAACTCTACGTCGTTAAATTCTGGATACGTCTCATATACCCAATTTTCTAGTCTTTGGGCTATTTCCCTCTCATAGGCACTTCCTTTTGCCTTAGACTTAGGCATGCTTCTGCTTCCTCCTCACTACCTTATATTGATGGTGTATAGAATCCAATTTAGATAATTTATTACCAAACCCACTCATAAGTAAAGAACTAAATCCCCACTCCAATAAGTGCATTCTAATGTATACGTCATCATAAGGAGTAAATACAGATAACTCAGATATGACTTCTTCATGTAAACTAGGTAAACTAGGTATATTTACTAATTTATACCACAGAGGATAATCTTCCTTCCCCTCTAATATATACCTAGTGAGTGCTGGAGTAAGATTACTCTCAGCAGCAGCATTCAATACCCCGTCCCAATCACCCCAATCATTAAGTAGTTTTTGAGCTCGTTTCTCTCCTATATGACGTATACCTGGAACACCATCCCCAGAATCTCCCATCATAGCTTTATACTGAGTAAAAACTTCTTTACGCACTCCTGCGTAATCCTCAAAATTTTCCTCGCTCACTACTAGTTTCTTAATAGGTAGATACACCACGCACTTAGGGGATATAGCCTGCAGCAAATCATTATCGGATGTAACTATTACTACATCATACCCCATTTCCCCCAACACTACGCTTGCCCAATACATAATATCATCCGCTTCTATACCGCCCAGCATAATATTATATATTGGTGTACCTCCCAAAAAACTACGTACATCAGTCAATTGCCTGATGTAATCCTCATACTCTATTTGTTCTATCTCATCACGATCATGACGATGTGCTTTATATTCTGGATAAAGTTCTTTTCTTCTCCTACAACCAGCATCCCAAGCTATTACTACAGAACTGGGATCCCATTCATCTATAACCGCATCTACCAATTTCAATGTACCATAATGAACACCCACTGGATCTCTCCCAGGCAATCCTCCTCTAGTGAGATCCTTGAATACGAATCTGGCTCTGGAAGCTAAATTATTGCCATCTATAATTAGTACTGTCATGATATCTTCCCTTCCATTACTGCTGACACGGTGCAACTGTGTACCAGCCTAAGAACATCTTCTTCATGTAAACGGTATACTTTTTCTTCCCATTCTGCTTCTCTAAAACTAATCTCGTCATCCCCAATCGTAATATAATGCCATCCACCTTTCACGGTCACAAATCCCCAATCCTTTAACCATAAAAAGCAGGATTTTGGGATATCTACTCCCTTATTCCAGAGTATGGGGAGTGTGCACTCCCCAAACGGGATACCCACTTTATTTTTGGCAATCCATGCATTGGTAGTCACGCCAATAGGTACTCTGGCTTTATGTACTTTCTGGTAATCTATTCTGGGTCGTTTCAGCTCTACGCTCTGGCTGGCATAATAATCTATAGCTACACCTGAAGTGGGTTCCATTCCGTCCCCGAAAATTTGGTTGCCCCCGATTTTAGTGCGGTGTTGATTTATGAACATAATGTGTGCTTGCGCACGACTTATCAATGCCGTAAGTTTACGCAACCCTTTACTGATGTTCCTGGCACTGCTGGCTACAGTGCGTTCTCCAAATCCCTTAGTGGCTTCCTCATCGGTGGTCGATGCTGCAATGCTGTCCCACACCACTAATATAGGAGTATCATCTCCACTCTTGACTTTTTCCAGGAGAACTTCTTCTATGTAAGAGAAAATTGTTTGTACTGTAAAAGATAATTGAATGGGAGTACTATCTGATGGTGTATAATATAGCATATCGTCTTCGTTAACACCCACGCATTTAGCTATATCACTCCATGCTGCCTCAGAATCTATATATACAAATGTACCTCCCATTTTTTGTACTTGATATGCCGCATGGTATGCCAACAGGCTCTTTCCAGTACTTTTGGCGCCATGTACGTGGGAGTACCTCCCCACAGCAAATCCTCCCCCTAATATCATATCCAGCGGAGGGATACCGCTAGATATATAATCTATCTTGATAGGTTTATCTTTCTTGGTTTTACGTTTTACAGTCATATATAATACCTTTGGGGCAAGGTATTAAACTTGCCCCACTATTTTATACCTTATGTCCTTGAAGAACGTTTACGGAAGTATCTCTTAGCTTCTTCTACATCACCATCATTATGTGCGCTATTATAAGCTACAGCACTTTGTACCTCATGGTGGTCAGCAATACTTTGGGAAGTGTCTCCTTCCCCAAACAACTCAGAAATTAGATTATTTAGATCTTCCTCAGAATACCTATTCAACCCATTCTGAGCATATTCATACAAATCCGGAGCTTCTTCTAGTATCTCATCCACGGTATCAGGATCCTCAGATAATGCGCAGATTCCAGCTTTGGCATGAACCATCACATTATATACCGTATTCAACCCTTCCCCATCACGACGTACACTCAAATCCCAACCCTCTTCAAGGTCGAATATATCGACCCCATACTCACCAATAATACCTACGATCTGTTGAAATGCAGTTGTACGGCAATCGTACACCACTGGTTTCTCACCTTCCTCACGTACAACTACATTCATCAAATATTTCTTACTAGGTCGTAATAGATTGGCAATTTGCTCCTCCCCATCAGCCAATAATTTACTTCTGAGCTCACAAATTGGGCAAGGCTCATTCTTCGCAAATGTCAGCCTCGGGCACACTATATCATTTGGTCCACCCAACCTCTTCAGGAAATGGAACGCTATTTGTACAAAGAACGCTCCCTCTGGCATCCCTTTTACTGGTGGGAGCAGCCTGAAATGGGCGGTTTCTCCCTTCTTGGGAGTCCAAAAATTGAAACTACTTCCAAAAGACGCCGTATTGTTAATGGCACTACGAATAGCTGCCAATGCATCATCACTATTAACTACTTTTCTTTTCCTTCTAGCCATAATAACCTCCTACTTCTTATTACAATTTTACTAGCTGTATATATAGTAAACTGATTTACTCAAGGACTTCTACACCTCCTGTATCCCCATCAGTAACATCTATCATATCTATAGGAAAGTACTCAGGTACATCGCTTGGTATAGATGTAGATGTGCCTGCAGGTAATGCTAACTTATGTACTTCTTTTAATATACTTAATTCCCTATCAACCCTATCCTCCTCTCTAACCATCATTCGGGTTTGATATAAAGTGGTATATACTTTTAATAGCATAGAATTTACAGCGTATATAATAGTCAATACAGCAACTAGTATAGCGATGGCTATCAATATGCCCGATATAATGCTACTATCCACCACCACGAATATGCATATAATCAAAGTCACTACACTAGATACTGCAGCTAATGATGCAGCTATACCTAACCATCTAGTAAAACTCTCCATCATCTTCTTTTTCTCCTAATAACCATAGAACCACTATCGGGGATATATACCCCCAAATTTTCTAACTCTTCTCTAATAGCTCTTCCCCAATAGTTGACTTTATTGGCTTTACCACTACCTATACCATCCCCATACTTATCACGAACTAGTGAGATCAATTTATTATTGCCAACTCCACTAACTATACTTAATGCCACATGCTTTGGATCTGGCATTAAATCATCTATTTCCTCTTCTGGGTGATAAGCATCTAAATTTATATGGCGGTGAGAAATCCTCGAACTAGGGATATGTATTTCATTATCTACATATCCCATTTGAATGCGACGCACTACATCACCTATCACTACCACAAAATCGCCTTTCCCTACCAACCTATCAGCTCCAGAACCTTTGATGCCTGAAGCCAGAGCAGCACTGCTAGCATCGGACATCTTCCCCACTGCGCGTACTGCCAATTGAGCCTTAGCAGTAGTGCTACCTAGCTTATCCCCAGTGGGATAATGGGTACACATCACTACATGTATACCCAACTCCCTACCTTGCGTGGTAAGTAGTGTGAGTATGTCTGATGCTATGGGATTAGTACTTACTAACTCACTTACTTCATCTATAAGTAATACAGTATCTTTGCCCTTCTTTCCCGTCATCTTACGTGTATTCAACTCATGAGCCAAATAAGCCAACCCTGCTACTCCTTCTTCAGGATCGGAAATTATTGGGTGAAGTAAATTATCTACACCATTGAAGTCTTGGTAAGTATTAACTCCTTTGCCATCTATAATCATCATATCTAGCGTATCTTCTTTATTTTGAGTTATTAACTGATATGCCCATGATCTCTCGGTCACACTTTTACCGCAACCAGTCATAGCAAAAACGCCAAAATGGGGCATATGGGGAGAAGACATATTTAATTGTACGGCATCACCATCTACTTTCCTACCTAGTGTTAGCCACAACCCGCGTTCCTTACGCGGTAATCTATCTATATGCACAGGTTTGAAGTATTGAGATGGTAATGGTATATCTACATCCACCCATCCCCTATGCCTTTGAACCAACACATTTTCCACGCCTAAAATCAAGGATAATTGATCTTGAGATTTTAATACTCTACTTAAATCATTTGGGTTATGTAACCTCAATCTAAGACGTAATACTTGAGAAGATCTGATGCGTCTAACTTCCTTGTAGTCTACATTCAATTGCCTAGTGAGAAAAGCATGCACATTGGAACCTGCGCTATGAGCATATCTAGTTAATGCTGTTGTCACAGTTTTAACTCCTTTTTCTCTCCCCAGTGCCTACCAACCTCAGGAGTGGCTTCTAATGGGCATGTCAACCAATCCCAATCTAATCTAGGGAAATACATTTTACCCCACTGTACGATATTTTCCATAACGTCTTTAACTAATATAGCTACTGGTCGTACATGATCATCTATGACATCTATAATTAAAGAGTCGTGCACTACATCTACTATATACGCAGTGTACCCTTCTTGCTCTAATAGATCGTGTACTATTATTCCTGCAGCTAACAATACGTCACTAGCTGGTCCCTGAATTTGAGCATTTATTGCGCTCCGCACTATGGATGCTCTATAGGAATCGTTCCCTTCCGCTCTCTTAAATAACCTGTCTAAGTATTGTCTTCTTCCCCATATAGATTCTACATATCTATTATTAACAATACTTTTCTCAGAACTATCTTGCCACCATTTAACTTCTGGGAATATGTGATAATACCCATCAACTACCTTCTCGGCTTCTTCATAGCTCAACCCATACAAACTAACTAATGTACCTACTCCACCACCATATAGTAATGTCCAGTTTGCCCATTTCCCACTGTATCTTTCTTCTTTAGTGATATCATCAGGATCTTTATGGTGTACTTGCCCTGCAACTAATCTATGTATATCTCTACCATGAGAAAAGGCATCTATCATTTCTTTGCAACCTGCTAACGAACTCATAACCCGCAACTCCATAGCAGAGAAGTCCACTTCCATAATCATGCCCTCTTCCATCCAACGAGAGAAATATATATTCTTGATGGGATGGGTTCTCATAATATGCTCAGGATCATCAATGGCTTCCAGCGCAGGTATATTCTGTAAATTGGGATCTGAAGAAGATAATCTACCAGATACTGTTCCGTGTAGATTAAACGTACTCCTTATCTTATTATCGTCATCTAAACTCTTCCCCCCTCTGGATGAGGATCTTAAATATGTGCCCAGCATTTTTGTTGCCTTACGGTACAACATAGCCAAACGGACGAACTCTATAGGCTCATTACATATGCCAGGATTTTTGGATTTCATACTTCCATCTAATATGTGTGCTAACACATCATCGCTATTGGTGGAAGGATTACCGCTATCAGTACGCACTGTAACCTCAAAGTCAAAATATTTATATATAATATCGCCCATTTGTTTATAACTGTTGGGATTAAATGTTTCTTTGCCTACATCAGATAGATATTTTCCAACAGTAGGAAGATTAGCTAAATCTTCAATCACTCTTTCTAAAGTATCTTCGTATGCATGTATATACTCATCAACTCTATCCAAATCTACTGCTGTTCCTCTGTATTCCATATATGTCAACAATTCCGATGCTGGCATCAGTAACTCATCCAATAATATTACTTGCTTATCGGTTAATTCTTCTAGAAGTATATAATATAATTGCAATGTAGCCGCAGCATCTAGCCCAGCATACTCTTGAATCAATTCAGGAGGAAAATGCTGGTACCCAACACTTTCATCAGTAGATTTAGGTTTACATTCCTTATAATGACGCTGATATTCCATCATATCGCCATCATAATTGACCCAAGATAATTTACTGCTGGCCAAACCTTTCAAACCATGTCCTTCTGGGCGATATACATCACCCAGATGAGACATAACCATAGTATCTCTAACTATACCTTTTACATTTATACCTTGCACCAACATAACTAGTGCATCGTATTTGGCATTATGGCATATCTTACGTTTGTTAGAATCTTCAAACCATGGCTTCAATTCATTTATAGCAGTATCGCCCAAGCATCTATCGCCATGGTGTATAGGTATAACCCATGCTTCTTTGGGATCCCAACACATGGATATATACAATAATTTACGTTTTTTATCCCCTCTGAATGGTTTGTTATTATTACTCTCGGTATCCCAAGCGACAATACCGTCATAGTCCTTCAACATATCGCATAGCTCATGTAGCTTATCCACAGTATCTACGATATGTATATTTTCAGGCATAGGCACTGGCTTATTTAATTTACCATCTACTTCTACTATAGGCGATACCTCAATACCTAACTCCCACATCTTCAGAACCAATAACTTAAACCCATCTTCAAAAATATCAAACGAGCCAGTACGTATAATGTATGATGGGTGATACATTAAAAAGGTGTTATCACAATACTCTGTAGATATAAATTGGTTAGAGTACTGTGCCACTGCACCAGAAGCCGTTGTAGCAACTGATTTGATGGCAGTGGCTCCCAATAGTACTAATATATCCGGATTCATATACCTCAACTCAGCTAGTAGTTTTGGTAAGCAAGAAGATATGGAAGATTTGTTAGGTTTCTTATTATTGGGAGGGCGACATTTCACTACATTGGTGAAATATGCATAATCAGTCAATCCAAAGGCACTAACCATTTGTCTTAGATATGAACCACTCTTACCAACAAAAGGTTTTCCTTGAAGATCCTCATTTTCTCCCGGAGCTTCTCCCACGAACACAATGATGGGTTTATTAACATTACCATCACCCATAACTACATTAGTTCTGGTGGTATGTAATTTACAATCCTCACAAGCGTGAGATTCAGTTCTAGCCCTACGACGAATCATCCTGACTCCCTAAGAATTCATTAATCTCATCTTCCCAAGCATCGTATAACTCGGGATGATATTTGGCAAACCACGCCACCCACATTATCCCATATATAGCCATATCGGCTATAGTAGATACTATATTCTCCCCCCTATCCAAAGGAACACCATCGTTGAAATGAGATGCCAACATATTATCTAACCTGTCATACTTACGACTAGTATTTGCCCATATGCCTGGCATACCTCTCTTACACCATGAGTATCCATATCCTTCTTCTTTGGCTTTTTGCAACTTTAACATCACATCTACTACATGAGTAAGCGTCACTCCATAAGGAGAATCCTCATCAGATACCATAGCACCATTTATTCTCTCCAATACGTCATCATAGTTCAATTCCCATATACTACTCATATAACCTCCTCCGTGTTACGCTTTTACTTGATATTATAGTAAACTGTTTATGTATGCGCCAAAACTCCCAAATATCAGATTCCATGGATCTATCGGCTATTACTCCACATATAGCTTTGGTATCTCTGGGAACTAGTTTCCCATTAGGATTAACCCCATTACCATCGCGCCACCACCAATCTATATAACTACCTACACTTTCCATAGCCTTGTTGACCCATATACCTGTAGATTCTAAAGAAAATCTACGCAACTCTGGGTGACGGCAACGCGGTTTAACTCCATCAACTAGTCCATTACCATCACGCAATTTGAATATACACTTCTTACATTCGTCACAATGCCCCGTCCACAACATAGCTTTAGCATCTTCTAGTGAACGTATATGCTTGTATACGTAATCTACTGCAGTAACACTCATACGATTAGAGAATACTGCTGGGATTTTCCAACTTTTTTGAGAGCATATAGTGGGAGGTATACTAACTATCGGCACTGCTACCCAGAATAATGTTAATTTGTGATTAGGGAAACGTCTCAGGTATGAATCAAAATCTGGGCTAAATGGCGGACACCCACCACCTCTATTATAATTTACGCAACCATCCCTACATAACCTTTCTGTTTCAATTTTATTGTATTCAACTTCTTCTAAAGGTAACACTCCAGTACCTGCCCTCAGATAGTACTGGGTTTTAGACTTAGTTTTATATATTATTCTTTTTTCCATATTTATGCTCCAGCATTCCAAAATAGTACAGGCTTATGTAATTCATTATATGAATCGCAAACATATTCCCATGCTTTGGTATCATAGTATATATTGCATGGGAATGGTACATCGCACAACATTGGCTCATCTAAATTTTGACTGTGCCTAATGTATTTTAAGCGCATCTTATCTATACCTGAATGCTTTACTATCAAATTAAGTACTTTATCGACCTTAGAATCTCCCACCAAGTATAATATAGGCTGAATATCCAACCCCAGATCTACAATAGCTTTTATTGCTCCAGCAGCTGATAACCCTGTGGCAGTTGGGAATACCCAACTACCTGTACGATATTTTGGGTACGAAGCTATGGTTAAAGATGCCTCTATATACTGAGATTCTACCATAAACCTATCAGTATTACCATGAGATAATACTATCCCACCTCTTGGCATCAATTTCTTAGCACGCCCTACCATTACCCCGTATCTCCCAGCAGGAACTGGTATGACGTCAACTCCCAACTCTAATACTGAATCCAGCGTCACTGGCGATATATCTTCATGTTTGTACTTACCATAAAATATAAAACAAGGTATATTATTATCCAAGCACCATGCTGCTAATGCTGTACCTCTATAAGAAGCATACGTAATTACAGTGCCAAGCGACTTAGCTCCTTTAGATACCGCGCCCTCAGCTGCAAGAACCATACCTCTACATTTTGAGAATGGAGGCATGGGAGGGATGCCTGCTAAGTCATCCCTCTTCACGCCTATGATACTACTATTTGAATGCGCACGATGCTGGACTATCGGAGTACTCCATACTATCATAACCTTTATGTCCTGGTTTTACATTGGGGCACGTCAGAAGCATTTGTTGCGCCAGATCCCCCCAACCACTGAGTGCCTCTCTTACATGATATGTATCATTGCCCATGGGGTAAAACCCTTTATGGTGAGCCTTGAATTTACACAATACAGTTTCTGCTTCTTGTATATTAACCCTCCGATTATATCTCGGAGGTGCAGACAAATCCTTGAATTCACTACATATGGCATCTACGATGTCCCCAACTTCTTCCTTAGTTATATCGGAACGCCAATCCCCATACCTTATCAATGCCGCACCTTTCACGGGATCGGCATATATACCAAGTATAGTGCCTGGAGGTGCATCCTCAAAATCCACAGGCTCAGCTAGACACGTCTCTACCATATCAGATACCTTCCAACCTATCCAAGGTCCAAAACCGTGTATAGAATTAACGCGTTTATAAACCTCATTGAACGTCTTACCACTGGCTATCCAATCCACTACTGCTTGGGGAGAACCTCTGCTTTCTATATCATCTATGGCTTTGGCAGCCATGCCACCCCAGAAATGACGACGTTCCATCCCTCTCGGGAACTTATTATCCCCCCCTAGTCCGGATCGTAAGAAGTTGTAAAAATCAGCATCACTCTTCTCAGCCGCCATGGAACTTACTCCAGCGTGATAATAACACCAGTAGCTCAATAACCACTTACACATAGTACGATGATCTACAGAAGATTCCCATAGCATGACGTATATCGGATCCAAATCCTCAGAAACGATTAGATCCCTGCCAAAGTCTTGCCACGTATAATCACTATCTATAGCCCCATCAAAATTATATAAATTCATGTACTCCTCCTCCTTCTAATGTTAGGCAATACCTCATCACTCAATTTATCTAATTGTGTAGTATTACTATGTTTCCATACACTATTATACCACACATATGGCGGTACATTAAATAGATAGAATAGAAACTGCTCCACGGCATCATAGCCTTCCCTATCTTTACCCAGCATAAATATACGATGGGGTACATTATTGGGTATGAGGTTATTAGTTATTTGCCGTTGGAATCTAACTATATCATGGTCGGTGAGAGTATCCCTATTCCAATACTCTTTATTGAACTCCTTCCCTCTATCCTCGCACCGCTGCACTAACCAATCCTTCATACTTCTCCAGAAACAGGATAGGTACACTACGTATAATCCTCCCCCTATCTTCTTGAAATATGGTGCGCAGTGTATCTCACCATCAGGGCGTCCGGATTCTACGACATAATATCTACTGGTATCATCCATACATCTATGCCACATAGCAGTTTTGTTTTCTATCTTACTATTCCAACGCTTTTCTCGTACTTCTACCAACTCCCCATTCTCCCAATACTTCTCTCTGGTGTGATCTGCGTTGACTACTGTGACAGGTAGATTGGTATTTTTCAAATGCGGCAATAATGAATTATCAGTAAAATACGTTTTACCGCAAGCGAATGGTCCATACAAAAGTATCAACATATCTCATCTACCTCCCCCCAACCCCACATTTCTGCATCAGTCAGCATTTTAGGATTGCTGTAAAATATAATGTTTCTGGTAGATTGTTTGGCGTCCTCGGGCATTAAGCAACTATCTACATGTGCCCATAATTCATCATCCACTTCCCGTATAACAGTCTCACGTAAATCTTTATATTCCATAGCATCAGCATGGAGCAATTTATCGTTACCACAAGCTCTAGTACCATAATCACTACAGTATAGACAACCTTTCCTATAGCATCCTGGAACTGGTTGGAATGGTGCTCCTGGTGATGGTCTGTAGTAAACTGGTACACCTCTCCCATGGCACTGATCAGAAGTGGTAAACCATGGCGCCAAATTAGAACCTGCATGCCCATCATTGTAATACTCATAGCACGTGCTCATAGTAAGTCCCAATTTACGAGTATGCTCTAAAATAGCTTTAAGCCATTCTACTCTAACATCTTGGGCTACAGTATATACCCCGCCAATAACTTGACTAAATACCTTATCAAACTTATCTACATCTGGTAATCCTCTTTTACCCATTCTCGCCATTAAGGATTTTCTATTGTTAGCCACTTGCTCTACAAATTTGAATATACAGTGGTGCGCACCTGCTTGCTTCAAATTATCTAGAAGAAGCATTATATCTGCTAACTTAGTTATACCTGCTACAATGGGATTCACTTGTATGCTCACAAATATCCCTTGCTCAGAGAAATCTTGTATGCGCTCATACACGTCATCAAGATCATAAGATCCTGGACTCATTTTTCTATAATGATCAGGATTGCCTGTGTTAATGCTCCATTGCATATAACTGTATGCATTTTCCTGGAGTGTATCTATAGCCCAATCAGGTGGGATGCTTCTACTCAAGTAAAATATAGGTAATCCTTCATCAATGAATACTTGTGCCAGTCTACGAGTAACATGGTATTTTGGTTCTAGTTGATGGAAAGGTTCGCTGAAAGAGGTAATGTACCCCGCTCCGGATACGTTTATTTTAGCAATTTGTGCCCGCAATTTATCCGGATACACTACATGCGCTGCAGGCAAACCTGTTGCCCTGTATCCCCGTGTCCCACCATTCACATAGCAATGGGCACAATTAAGTGAGCAAAATCCTCCATATGGTGTGGTCAATAATGCTTCTGTGTAACAAGGTCGTGGGCGCACTCTATCAGACTCGTTCTTTCCTTTATACCAACCTCTTGGGGAGGGGGATGTATCTAACACCAAATGTGGGGAAGGCTCCATATATACATTGTATGGTTTACCTTTGCCGCCACGCGTCATACTTAATAGTGCTCTTTGGTATGTACCATATTGATCCTCACCAACCTCATCCAAGTATTCTATATTTCCACCTCTGGCAGTCTTTACTTTCTTGATCCTCTTTGTACGTTTACTCATCATACCTCCTTATGGCAGTACGTAATATATTACGTACTGCCATAAATATTAACATCTAAAAACTATTATGCCCATGCTCCTTAGCAAAAGCATCTCTCTGCGATTTACTACTGAACTCTGGTTTCCACTTACTAATACCCAGCTCTTTTCTCCATGCCATAAGAGCTCTCATACGACGTATACGATCATCGTCAGCATCAATCTCAACACCATACTCGGATGATAGTAAATCTACAATCTCAGAAGTTTCCATATCATCCGCTTGTGCTTTATTACTCTTATAATCAGGGGAGAGCATATAGTCCTCCATCTCCCTTTTAGTCATATCTTTACTAGGTAATGCTGGAATATCTTCTTGGACCATGGACTCATTTGAAACTACCTTAGACATCAACTGCCCAGCAACAACATTAAATCCCACAGAACTAGAAGGGAACCAAATATCTTTTACCCCATCTGGCAATAAAGTGTATATCCCCTTGTTAGTGATAGCCACCAGAGCTATCGTATCCTCGCCTTCGGGTATGCTGGCAATATATTTTCTATACTTTGTTTTCCCCTCATCTCCCTCATCGAAGTGCAGTAAGCTCCTCAGTAACATATTCCATTTACTGATGCCTAGTTGCGCCCTCAATTTCATCAGTTCCTTCTGCGCAACTTCCTCAACTACCTCATCTTCCTCAACTACCTCATCTTCCTCAACTACCTCATCTTCCTCAACTACCTCATCTACCTCATCTTCCTCAACTACCTCAACTACCTCATCTTCCTCAACTACCTCATCTTCCTCAACTACCTCAACTACCTCATCTTCCTCAACTACCTCATCTTCCTTATTTTCAACCATACATAAAGCTCTATACAAACAAGGTTTATTCCCCTTTTCTCCTATACATACAGAATCGCCATCAAACGATCCGTAGCAATCAGGCTTGTTATTGAGGAATTCCTCCTTACACTCATCAGTATCTACGCAATCTCTACATTGAGGATCCAACGGAGAAAATAGCCCGAAGCAGTCATTCTCAAAATCTACATCATCTTCCGTAATGGGATGCTTGCTTGATTTTGGGGTATTTTCAGTGACACCCATACTCTCTAATATTTCATCACCTACAGAAACTACTTCTTCTCCATCTTTACCCCACTCAACCACTTCATACATTGCTGGGTACAGAAGCGTGGCTAATGTAATACCATTACCTAACTCCCTATTATCATATGTACCTTCATCGATCATTTCAAGTACATCCAATACCAAATCTACAGTAGCATCATCCAAATCCTCTAACTTAGGACGACCTTCTGGGTATTCTTGAGTGTATACCAGCAACCCATTCAATAGTGTTTTTGTACTGCCTCTACGCGGTATGGGATCCATACCCATCAATTTACATACCTTAATCACATTACTCTTTTCCATATTAACCTCCTAATTCCATAATCAAACTTCTTTTAATTCTGTTTATACTACTTCTCACCTCACGTGGCTCATACCCAAGAACTCTGCTAATTACTAATTCTCTAGGTATTTGATAGTGAGAATTCCCATTACGTTTCCTCCTAGAAGCTATTATATCAATAGCCTTAATGAATGAATCGGTTGGGGCAGTTATGCTATTGTACAACACATCGAATACTTGACCATCCACCCCAGATAAACTATCACGAAATCTAGTTATTGTATCCGATAGTATAGCTTCATTCTCCACTTCTACTTGTCTATCTAATATAGTTTCTGCATAAACCTCATCCTTATTCTTCTCACTAGTCGCCTCACTCATGTACCCCATAACAAAATGTACATCCCCTATACCTTCACTACGATGAGTACCATAGCATCTAGACATAAGAGTTTTAACCTCATTGTACAAAGACATTTTAACTAATTTAACTATATCTTCGTAACACTTTTCTCCTGAATACCTCCCTACCACTTCAACCATTTTGAGGTTTAAGTGCCCCACTATATCGTCAAAATGTAACTCCACCACTTGGTCATTCTTATATTTATGCGCCAGAAAGTACACCAACTGGTTTAATTCCTCATACACTCTTACAATAATATCTTTCCCAGATTGCCCCATATTATTTTCTCCGTTTAATTCAATAATGATTTTTCTACGTCACTCAGCATGCCCATAAGATCAAATCCTGTATCTACATCATCCGGAACCTCTTCCTGAATATTTGGTATAGACGAACCTTTGCCGCTCAGCCAATCCCTCACAATGGCTATAAGTGCTTTGCCCTTCATACCATGAGGTATAGCTCTCCAGAACGCTATGATGTCGTCATGCTTCCCAGGTCGAAGAAGTGCTTGGGCATGAATGTACCTATATGCTTGATACGGATGAGTTACATCCTTATAAGAAATTTCCTCATCAACATCATCGGTATGTACATCATCAGCATCATTGTACCTCACTAGAGCTTCATCTAATACTTCTTCTATATCTTTAGCCATGATTATCACCACCTTTCCTCATAGTGCTGGTTTTGTAATACCCAGAAGCGATAGCAAATCTCCCCGATGTATGGGCATTAAACGATTCTTCTACTTCCGAAACGCAATGCATCGCCCCACCACCGCATAGTAATGTCAGCATGTATGACCCTATCTCATTCTGGTCCCAAATCTCACTTAACCATGCAACCACTTGATTTGCCCAAATGGCTCTACTATCCTCATACATATCTGCAACATCCAAGTGTATCCCATTGTGATATAATCTTTTATCCCCCCTGGCTGCAGCATCAAGCTCGTGCAATTTATAAGTGATGCCTGTACTGCCAGCAACCCTGGATTGTAAATCTATCATCAATTGCTTACAACCCATACCTATATGAGACTTGGATTTCGATTTGATTGGGATACCATCCTTGATAGTGACTACATCTATAGTATTCCATCCTGGATCAATGACTACAACTCCTTGCCTCACTTCTTCACCCACAACAACCTTACCACCTTTGATTGAATAGTCAGATAGTGCCGCCATGGGCTGTACTCCAACATCTACACCCATCACATTCATGGTTATTTCTATACCTTCCACCATAAATGTATGGGTGCCCAACAAACTATCTCTCATACGTCGTACATTCTCTGCGCAGAACCAATCCACTGGTAATCCAGTAGATATCAGAACACTATCTGATACTAAATGCTCCAAGTACATCTTTCCTATTACATACAATATAATAGCCTTCTCTGCAGCACTGCCTATGGTATTCTCATTTTGAGAAATGCCATTCGCCATTCTACAATACTGTATGGCGTCACTACCTACAGTGTAACCTTTACCATCTACCACCACTGTAGAAATCCTCTTATCACTATCCGAAAATGTAGCTTCTTTGGAGTACTCCCCCAACACACTGGGGAAAGCATACATGAAGCCATCTGATACAACTTTTACATAACCTGAACCTCTATCTATCCCAATAATATTCATACAAACCTCCTTAAATAAATAGTACAGAGGCAAGATACTATAAATTATATTGCTTGCCTCTGTACTTGATTATAGGGCAACCTATTTATAGTAAACTATTTAGATGCCCCATAGTGTGTGAAATATATCATATTTTACATCTTCTTTTGCAGAATATCCTATCCTTTGTACTCCAAATACCATCCATGCCCATACCCCGCAATCTAACTTATCGGCTCTGGCTAAAATTCTGGTATGGCGGTGTACCTGAAAATGGGTTCCATCTCCAAAATAGTACACCAATATTTTATTGCGCTCTTTGGCAAAACGTACAGCATCAGGAGCATTATCAAAAACTGCCCATACATTACCTTGCGAGTATCCAATTAACCCTACCACGTAATACGCTACACGGCAGGTTTCTCCGCTTACTGTAACTGATGGCTTACGGAATACCACTGTATCACTATCATGCGAATGGTGATATAAACCCAATGGTGTATGTAACGGAATCTTATCTTTAGTTTCTTCGTCCAGAACTATATATGGAGTTTCATCCACATGCAATCTCTTAGTCCTGGCAGATTCGCCCATACGTACAAAAATGTAATTCTTCCCTACTTGCAGCATTATTCTTCCTCCTTATAGATTGCCGATGATTTGCGTTTTTCATATCTCTCTGCAAACTTCTCGGCATCTGAGATATGTATCATAATATCATAATAATTGTCTTCATCTCCCCTTACACGCAAACCATCGGACAAACCATCCCACTCATCATTGCCTAGAAGATGTATAGCTCCATATTTGCCAGTTATACCCAATCTACCTCTGACAAATGCATCAAAGCTCACATACCCATCATTGACATCCAAGGATTCTATATCAAATTCTTCTAGGTTCTCCATACGATGCTCTTCTTCATACCGTATGAAGTGACTGCAAAACCGTAAATCAGAAGTTATTTCCCATCCACACATACCCTCAGACCTACACCCATGCTCAATAGCACACTTATGTTTGTATGGGCATGGGTACGATTTGGGTATGGCGTAGAAATAACTGGGTGCTCTCATAATACACTCCAATTTACTAGCAAGGTATCCCACTGAGGTATATAATCTCCCCTCATGAATACCCTTTTCTCCATATCCGATATATTGCTGGGATCCACATCATCGCCAATAACTACGCTCTCTACATCCCAGCAATACCCTCCAGCATTTTGCAAAGCGTAATGGCAACATACCTCATCTATATTCAGCAACTTATCAGGCTTGGATAGGAAGTTGGCTTCTATGGCTTTGTTTCCATTTAATAGTACATATTTGACACGTATATACGCATCAGAGTGTATATCCACCATTTTACGGGCATTTATCATAATCATAGTGGCTTCTACTGTGCCCGCTTGTACGTCAAATATGCACCACCAGTATGCTCCAATACTCTCTTTACGTATCAAATCGCCTCCCATATCGTGCATAACTTGATATGGGACACTATCCTTTGGAAATGGGAACACTTCTGATAGCACAGTGAAATAAGGTTTGTCATCCACTGGATGAGCAATATAATAATCACCTCTATCCTCAAGCGTCACCTCATATGATGCATTTCTGGGATGCCATTGCGAGCAAGGATATACTGGCTTCCCATGCATTTTATCATCAAATATTTTCATAGGGTATGCCCCCACCATTACTCGCTTTGTGAGAGCTTCGACTCTTTCCTCAAAATACACCCAATTATTATCTAAATTACTTCTCATATCATCCCTCCAACTTGCGCAATTTTTGTAATATATTTTTGCGCGATTCTTTTCTCATATCATAATCCCTCTTCCAATGATTGTAATCGGAATCTGAGGGAGTACGAGGGTTATTCTCATACTTCGCTATAGCTCTCTCTATATCCTGAAGCTCAGAACGTAATCTGTCACATTGCGCCTTCCTCACCTTTTCTGCTTCCTCACGCTTTTTGTTTTCCTCCTGCCTCCTTTCTGCTCTTCTTTCTTCCTCACGCTTTTTGTTTTCCTCCTCCCATCCATCCACCGCCAACTCCACAGCATTATCCCACAATTTCTTCTTCCACTCCTCTGCCAATTGTGGGGAAAGATACATGAGCGATCCCCCATAGGAATCTGGCTTGCCGAACTGAACGCACGGTGTCATCTCGCGATAAAATGCCATACGTTTCACCCAATCAAAGGTAGTCTCGACAAATTTAAGTCTTCTAGCTCTATCCTCTTTGGCTATATGGGGATAATGGATATTCTTATGATCAGGATACCCATACCATTCGGGCACCACCACAAAGTCATCCGGAGTGGCTATCAAAGCCACAGGAGCCAAGAACGCCACTGAGCCTTTCTTATTCTCCCCCACCACTCGCACATCCCAGATTTCTCCAGGTTTTGGGGGATTTTTCCACTGATGACGGTCAGGGTATGCCATCTTTCCTCTATATACATTACCTTCACTTGGGGATTCCCCAAGCCTGGCACATACCCTCGACCTGCCCCTGTCATTTTTTCTAAATATTACTAACGACATTACGACCTCCTTATTATCTAAGTGTATTAACCTATAGGTATTATACTATAATTCCATAGAAAAGGCAAATCCCATTTCTAGAATCTACCATTCCCCTCCATAGTCATCACGGCTATACCCAAACCTATCGAACCCATCACGTGCCCACTCCTTCACCAATTGAGAAGTAGAAGCATTATACTTCACTCTCAATGGTTGATGGTGCTGGGACACATTTGCTATAGGTACACAACCCACTTCTTCTATAAATGGTAAGTTTGATATATCTACGACGAGGTTTTCCATATGCAATACAGCATCTAGTTCTATATCACCTAACCAATCTTGTAATGAGTGGGTATAAAATGGGAACCACGCATTATGGTTATATACCATGTGCGATATAAATACTTGAAATGGGAATCCATCCCGTATGCTGGCATCATGAGCGATATGGGTATACCACCCAACCTCATTTCTATATTTCCAACGGTATATATGCATAATATAATATCGCCACAACGATGCGGCTCTGCCATATGGATTACGTACACTAGCAAACTTGTAATATGCGTTCGCTTCCATAGGTATATCAACGCTATGCCTATCATTTGGATCGGCATCCTCCCCACCATGCTGTGAGAAGTATTTAGTTAATGAAGAACTTGCAGTTTTTGGTGGGCTGATATATACCCATTTTTGCTCATCATTTATTAGCACACATACCTCCTGGGAGTGGGTTAATATTAACCCACTCCCAATTATCATTACTTATTACATACCCATCTGACAAGTTTGATTATCATAGAACCATCTACCTTCTTATCACAATACCATCTTTCTCCCTCTCGGCGCACCATGTACGTATCACTGCCCAGCGTCAATAAGTATGAATTGGAAGATACTATGTTCACAGTCGCATACTCATCTCCCATACGACCGTATATAGTTTCCCCTTCCTCACACTTTGTACGAAGTACCAGCTCTTGAAGAATATGCCCCAGAATATTATTCTCGTACATAATTCTCTTTTGCGCGCTACATAACCTCTCGGCAAAGAGCTTCAACTCGTACACCGAAGTGGATCTAGAAACTACTACTTCTGCCATTCCATCTACCTCAACCAAAACCCTGGCATCGAATCCTTCTGAATGAATATTCCACCCATAGGGATATTTGATGATGCGGAACTTATCGATCCCACTTTGCCGCGATACCCACACATCAACATCATCACTATACGCAGTCATACGTTCACACATATCCACTATATCCGTACACGTTTCCATGTACGTAATATAGCCCACATGCGCCACTGTGGCATCTCTTACAGCTCTCAATAATTTTTTGAGAGTATAATTTACCATTGTCAGGTATGCAGCCTTCTGCAAATTCGTAACTATTTCTGGCATCAAGGTGTCGGTGTTATGGTATATATCATTATACTTGCGCACCCAATACCCTTCTAGCTTATCCAAGATACCCAAGATGCCATTGTGGTGTATAAGGTGAATGATATCATCCCGCATACATCTACGTACATATGGTTGCACAAAGTGTTGCGCCGATGCGCACGCTTGGATAGGGTTTTGTGCGCTCCACTCTAACATAGTATGGGCATCACGCTCCGCATACTCATCCTGCACACTTTTGAGAATATGCGAACGCGAATCTTTATCATCAAATACATCACTAACACTTGTACCAGCCACGATTTGCGCATTTATTTCCTCACGCGCTTTTCTGAACATATCTATAACTCTATCTCTTAACATCAATCTTCCTCCAAATCATCATCTTCTGCTATATGGGAATACTCATTGTGGAACGTATCTGTACAATCGTACCCACACTTCTCACATACTAAATTCCCATCCGTCGCCACTAATTCCTTACAGCACGGACATATGATATAACCGTTGCTAACATTACCCATTACTATCACCTCCTTTCGTTATAATTTCACACTATGCGGTAAAACTTATATAACCGTATAACCACCAGCCAAAGCCATCTCAATAGCTAAAGCAATATCAAGATTGGCCATATCCAATATATCATCTATACCCAACCCATTAGTTGCTTCAACTTCTTCTAATGCGGTTGTCTCTTCTGAGCCTTGATATCCCCCAACCTCATTGTAGAAGCCAGGACCTGTGGCTATTTTACACCCCACAGACCCGCAACCATATTTAAGACCGCAACTTTGCCAATACAACCGCTCATCTTCTACCTTAAAATGGCAATCCATTTCCCTCTCCTCCTTGCACTACCTATCGATAAGGATAATGCTATAAACTATCTACTCACACGGCGCAACGCAGGCACATATACCTGATCAACCAAAATCTCTTCACCTTTCGAATCATCGGTTAAATGTATTCCAAATAACTGCACCTGGGGCAATAGTATCCCACTACACTATCATTTGCGTAGGACACATTCCCTACACTCCCCCCTGGTGGAACATCATATTCCGCCACTCTGCGACGCGGATATGCAAGACTACCATCCTGCATCCGACCCGCGTACTCCTCGCGGATCCCCCGCCACATAGTGCCCATCGCTATATGGCAGTGGGGGCACTCTTCCCCACCCCAAATGTTCTCCCACTCCCTATCAATAGCGGAGTGAGTACGATCGACAAGACGAGGAAACTGTTCAATGGGCAGGTATTCACGGTATTCATCGATATACAGCCAGATGGTCTCTTTCCGCAACCCCACCTCATAGGTCAACCACTCTTCCCAACCAGAAATGGTAAGTGCCCTCGCCATTGCTCCATCTTCCCATCTTACTTCCTCCACGTTCTTCAGGAATACCTCACACGAAGAACGTGGGATACGCTCCGCAAAAGTCAGCCCGATGGCAACGTATTTCTCCCCATCCCATGCTGTTAATGGGGCAACATAGGTACAAAACTTCACCTCCTTAAATTGGGGATACTGGGCAACGAAGCCCAGCCACGCCACGCTGCTCCCCAGGGGAGAAACATATCCCAAAATCTCTCCCCAGTATTCATTATCCTGGAGCATGGCGATCTGGTCATCTGCCTTCGAGTGAAGTATATACTCCACATCGAAATTGGCAGGTATCTTCACGCCAACTTCTTCCGTATATGCCATCCCCATAGGAATGCCCTTCTCATCAAATAGTTCTTTCTCTGTCACAATCATCTTATTTCTCCTTATATTATATAACTTAATCTCTGCTGCAATTTAACAATAATCCTCTAGGTGGTTGCGGGCAGTAGCCATCAATACGTTGGGCGCGGATACACTCTAGTTCGTATGCCTGTAATACTTCCAACGCTGTGACGATATTGGCGCGGTTCCACCAATCTCCCATTGGTCCCTCTGCCCATATATCGACTATGGGCTCACCACTCATCGTGGTGATCTCGCAGTACCACCGATTACCAGCATACCCTTCTTTAACCCGCACACGGGTTCCACGGGGCATACGGTATGTATTCCATTTCTTACTCCCTTTGAATTGCCCATCCAATTCAAGAGTTAACGCAGCAGTGATATAGTCTATCTTTACTACCTCATCACCGCTGTTCCTTAATATCCTATATATCAAGTTATTCATTACCTGCGCGTCCATTTTTCCTCCTACCAACTAAAAATAGATTTGGTCAAGCGACCACAATATTGTAGCCACTTCCCGTAACTCAGGGGTGTCATCCACGAGCCACCCCACCCTCTGGTACTCCGCGGCAGGGTCATCCTCATGAACCCGGAATCTTATCTCCTCCGGATGGAGAGCTTCCCACGCAGCAGCATTGCACCGCTTCCACTCAGCAATATCTTTCATCACTTGCGTGGGGTCATCTCGCCCCAAAACACTGAAGTCTCGGGGAACTAAATCAACCCTACCGACAATAACTATCCTATCCATCTTTTTCCTCCTTTATGAAATAGAGCGGATGTAATTAACCCGCTCGATATACCGCTCGTATGCCCTGTCTAGGGCATTTCTGAGACGGAGAAATTTTTCCGTAAACCACTTCCCCGCATAGACCTCAAGGAGTTCATCGAAATCGAACTCCTCAATGCCATCTGCGATGGCGGCTGCGCGCACTTCCTCTGCCGCTTCGTGCATTTCCGCATAGGCGGCAAACGCACCTACCATGTCCTGCCCACTCACCTCGTTCTTGAATGCGGGCGGAATCATGGCCTCTGGACGCTGCACAACGTGCAAAGCCCAGTCGGCGCAGTCGGCGTCACGTCGGTCGCGCGCCCATGACGCATATGCTAATACGTCTTCTTCCTTCGCAAAGGAAGGATACTCCTTCACAAATTCAGGCACCAAGTGGCGATACCGTTTCAGGCGACGAACCTCATTCGCCACTCTGTGAGCATAAACCATGCCGTCTATGCTCACGCCCTCATTGAAGGCAGATGCTCCGGACGATCCTTCATAACTATAGCCCTTATCACCATCCCACGAACGGCTATAGTAACTATAACGGACGGTTTCCTTGATCTCGATAAATTTTATTTCCATTCTGTTCCTCATCCATCAACTAAACTTTACTTAACCTTACGAATAGAATTATACTATAATACAGTAGAAAAGTCAAATTATGGTTTACAAATATTACAAAAATATTAGAATTTAGTAGTTAGGTATATATCACTAGGTATCAGGAAAATAATACTACAGGCAAATAAGAAGCAGTTTTTATCAAAGAAAATTGCCCTAACAATCCATAATATATCTTACTAATATCGTCAAGCAATATCCCCAAATTTAGAATTTCACATCTTAGAACTCACCTAAAGATCTTTAGGAAATTTCAAAATATTTCAAAAATTTTAAGGTTATTATCAAAAATAAAATCCCCCGAAACTATAAAGTCTCAGGGGATTTTATCTATATCTAAGATGTTCTATTATTACCAATCACCACGTCGTGTTTTACATTCTACAAGTGAAGTCTGCTGTACATCTGCTAACAAGTAATAATCGGCTTCAGTCTCAGATTGTAACCAGTCGTCGATTTTTACCGCCTCGAGGCGGTATAGAGCAGATAATATGCGCTGCGCAAATGCGTGACGCGGAACAACGCGCTTGGAATAGATATACAGCGCATTTGCTGTCTGCCGTCCCAAACCTCCCTGTCGCTCTGGCGGATCAACCCCACGCCAGAGCAACTCTTTCTCTAGCGCGTCGCGGGCATCTACCCATTCTTCGGCGGTGTAGAGATAATCTACTGCCGCGCGATATACCTCACTATCACGACCGAAATCGCACGCGATAGCTTGTGCGGTACAGTCGCCCTCGATCCAACCTCCACCATAGTGAATATCGCGGCAGAGGGATGGAAAATCTAACAAATACGCATCGTCACATGTCACTGTGACAACTACAATATCGTTCTCAACACTGAACTTTACGTGTTCGGTGTTGGTGAACTCGTAATCATCAGCATCAAACATGATGAACGCGTAGATGTGCTGTATATGATTGTGCGACGTTATATCACGACCGTCATTACGTGACGTATGCTTCTCCACACGATATCGCGGTATGTAAGCAGGCATGGATGATTTTTTGGTACCGTGATACGTGAGCACAAATGTATCGAGGTCAAACTGTTTGAGATGGGGAATATATGGTCTCTCAAACAGCAACTCAAGATTACTAAAAATTTTGCGCGCGGTATCGTAATCTAGTACTGGTAATGAGTTAGCGTAAAGCTGATAGATAGTACCGTCTACATGGTAAGTATAACCGAGCTTGTTGTGATAGTCGTCACGATCACCACGATAGACGGGGCAAAAGAATAGATGTTTTTGTGCAGCATCGTTACCACTAATCCGCAATGTGATATCTGTCCCTATCGCGAACGCAGTACTAT